CCTAGTTATCTCTCCGATCTGGACACTTCTCCAAACAGCAGTTGAGAAGAACCGAACGAGAGCACGGCTTGTGCTTCCTGCATGCTCATCTTGGAACAATATGATTTTCCCAGTGTACAACTCGCTCTGCAGGTCAAGGAGCAATCGTGAAGAAAGAGACGACATTTCCGAGGAGATCCGAGATTGAAGTGTGAGACTAGTCGGTACATACCCTGGATCCCCCGCCCCTCCATAACGTGCAACAAGAGGATCTTCTGCCATATATGGACTCTTTGCTAATAAGGCAATCTTGGAAGCAAAGGCTGAGGACATTGCCACAATTGCAGGCAGTAGGGACCAACGAGGGTTACCTAAGTTTTTAAGGAATACTCCTTTGATTGAAGCACTGGCAATTTCTAGACTAGCCAAGCTAATGCAATGAGACAGTGTAATCCCACGGAGCTCTGGAAGGCCTATAATGACTCGCAGATTGGATCCTGAGTGATCAGCAAGAGCAAGAGCTGCATGTCCAACGTCCAGAGCACGGGAGAAGAGTCTTCTAGTTGCATAAGGAACAAGAAATGCACTCCGAGGAGAGCACGCTATAGGCCGGCATAGTGCAGAAGGAGTCAGACCAGCTGTAAGCTCTAGGGCCACTACTGGGTCATAGACTAGCTTGTTAGTAGCGAGAACCAGGGGTTTTGGGATGGACAGGAAGGAGCAGTACAAGAACGAGTCAGGCAATTGAATGAGTTGTTTTTCATCATAGCATATGGTCACAAAGTTTTGGAGGTCTGAGCAATGTGACGATATCTGTAAGACCCCTATGCATGCGACCATGTCTTCTTGGACCATTCGTGGGTAATCATCCTCGCCACCTGAGAGAGGAGCAGCAGAATTAGTGGATATCAAAGCATTGCTAGCGATTGACATAGACCCAAGACCATTAGCAGACCGCACCCCGAGCCTTGAGGAATACCGATGTGCTATCTCCCCACCGTAGTAACTCCCTAGATAGGGAGTTGTTTTGAGGAGGTCAATGTCCCCTCTCGTGAAAGCAACGTGCTGAATCATCTGTTTGAGAGATGAGTCAACCCCTGGTTGCATCATTATGTCACTCAGTCTTTTAATGGCCCTGGATGGAGCAGTGGAAGTTACAATTCTATAACCATGAGAACTCCTATGTTCCCGTGTCTGGCGGCCAAGATAAGGGGTATGTGGTCCTCTTCTCCAGCTGGCATCCTTTCCGATATTATTACTGAGAACCCCTCGCACTCCCTGATGGGCGGGAGGGAGCAATGACACATCAACCTTCTGATCCCATGGTGTGTATGCTGTGACTCCTACCAGGTTGATTTCAGTTTCCTTTACCCAAAAGCTTCTTAGGCGCTCGATGTCAC